AAATGTTGAAGAAACTTTAAAGTTAAGTCTTTCATTTGGAACATCAACCCATGAACCTGAAACACCAGGACAAATCTCATTATAGTAACCAGAAACACCAGTAATATCATCAAAGTTAGTAGCAGGGTTTACGTTAAGGTTATCATTAAGAGCAAGATAATGACCAGAAAAGTCATCAAGTTGTGCGCTTTTAATTTTATTAATTACTACGATACCGCCACGAACGTCATTTCCAAGAATGTCAAGAGCAGGATTACCATTGATTGCGAAACCGCATTTCCAGTTAAACTGATTGTTTTGGAGAAGTTGATATTCGGTTGCATTTAGTGATTTAGAAATAGGATCACCGATTGCATAAAAATTACAATCATTAAGTTGTGCATCACCTAAAGGAGTAGAGAAGTTATAACGATATTCTTCAGGAACTTCAAGACCCATTGCAGTAATTGTGTTGCAAGTAAGACCTGCATCAACTGGAGTTCCACAAAACTGAATAAGGAAATCTTGATTTGCATTATCTAATGCAGAATTTGCAACAATATAAGTTGAGCTAATAGTTGATAGACCTGTATAATATGAGTTTGCTACATCAGGAGATGCATAAAAGAATTTTAAGGTTGCATTTGTAGAATATGATGCAAATACATCATTAGCTGAAACCGTAATACCTGAAAGAGTGCTTCCTGAAAGGAAACCTTGTGTTATTGGTATAGTAGTAAAACCAGGAGTACCAGCACTTGTAAGAGAGACTGTAAATACGCTTTCACCACTGTTTGTTGCTGCGGTTTTTGAAATATTTGCACTTAAAGGAGCAGCAGATAATGTAAATGTCTGAATTGTTGAGAATGTTGTTACACCATTAGATACGGTTGGACGTAATTGGAAAATTTTGATGCCGTTTGTAGTGGCACTTGTATTTGCAATGAATTTAATACTCTTTAAAACAGTATTATATTCAGCAGGAGTATTATGAATATAAACATAATTCGGTGTTTCTGTTTGAGAAGCAAGAGTACAGTTAATATTTAATGAACCATAGCATTGATCTTTATTAATATACTGATCAATAAGCCAAGGATAATCGCTTTGGATTGTTGAAAGTGGCAAGCTTTGGAAGAAACTACAAGGAGTAATTTCTGTTGCAGAAAGACCAACAACAGGGAAAACAAGCGCATTATAAGTTTCTGCATAACCGTAACCAGCACCAGAACCGTAAGGCATACGAGTAAAGGTAACGTTTGCATTGCTTGTTGTTAAAATCTGCTTGATTGAATTATGTGAATATCTTTCTGCTGGAGTTGTAGGAAGCCCGAAAATTTCTTCAAATTCCGCAAGAGATGATATTGGAGTTGGTTCGTCCGATGGTCCTTGTGGCATGAAACCAGGAACGAAAACATTTGTCCCAACAGCGTTAACTGTTACTTGGGATAAATCTCTTTCGTTAATGGAAATGCCGGGACTTTCTAAGAGTGTATTTAGTTTAGTAGCCATTATAAGACTACTTATAAAAATTTGAAAAAATCTTATTTATCATTCAAATCTTTTAAAGTAATGACATTTTTAACTGGGAGAATTCAAAAGAGAATGTAGATTCTAATTCGTCTGTTTCTCGATAACTTGCATTTATTGCACCTAACGTTGTTGGAAATGCGCCAAAATAATCCCACTTTGCAGTAGGTTTTTCATATTCGTCTAATGCCATAACAGTAACAATAGATTTATAATCAGTTCCTTTTCCTGTTGAACAAGGTCTTAAATTATCAGCATCAAAATAACCTTTAGTGTCATCATTTTGAATATCTAACCATTTATAAAGAATATAATAATTATCAAACCGATTATCTACAGTAAAGTTAATAGCAACAGGATTGTATGCAGGACGTGCAAGACCAGAAAATTTAGATACTTGACCACCGTATGAAATATCAATTTTATTAATTGATATTTCTGGAACAACAAATCCCCAAATACTCATTTGTAATCTTTCAAGATTACCACCACGACAAAAACGATCTTCTTTTTGAATAAGAGGTTTTAATATAGGGGGAATGTCCATAATTAATAAAAACTTATCTTTTCTTGTTACATTCAACTGACTTTGTTGTGTAGTAAAGTATCCTGCTGGATCATCTTTTGGAACAGGACAAGTTAGGTTAGGAGATATTGGTCGAGAGTTAGACATTAAATGTATTTATTATAAAAATTCCCAAGATGGTTCATAAAGCATTCCTGCATATTTTTCAGGAATATCAACTTTATTATTTTCTTCATAATTAAAGAATATTGAAAATTCTCTACCTCCACCAACATGACGAATAGGTTTGTTATCATTTAATAAATTATGAAAACTTAAATTTGCAAGATGTTGATTTGGATCAACAATAACAGATGGTTTACCCGCCTCATCATATTCAATAATATCAAGATATTTTTCTGCAATGTCTTTTTCAAGAATAACAAGTGCCCAAACAAGTGCCATTACACGATCATCATTAAAACCTTTTTTAGCACCCCAAGTTTTATTAATTTTACGAATAAATGTTTCAAATTCACGAATAGTGTTTAAATCATAAAGTTTAACCGCTTGTTTAGTTTCAATAAAATACTTCATATTTTGAATACCAGTATATTTTGAATTTTGGTGACAAAAAATACCAGGACTCTGATAAACATTACGTTTATCATTTTTCATAGAAAATGTAACAATGTTATCATAATTATGAACATTAATCATTGCATCAACAACTTGTCCACCTTCTTTGTTTCTTTCAATACAAAGAAAAGGTCTGCCCCAAGAACGCGCAATTTGATTTAATTTTTCTGCAAATATCCATGGTTGAATTTTATTAGAAGCAAATATCGCAGTTTGTTCAATATGATCAAGATCTGTTATATCTAATATAGTTGCAATTGTAAAGTCTTGACCAACACCTTCTGCAACGTCTACCCCAATAGTGTATATTTTATTAGGTTCTGGTTGTTTCCAAATGAAATATTCACCATTATCAAAAGAGAATTCAGCAGGAAGTGATTCACTTTTCATTCGATCAATAACACCTTGGTTAAGTGCAGCAGTACCATTTTCAAGAAATTCAATTTCAAACTCCTGACGCCATGCATCCATATCATAGTTAATAGAAGCTTGCTGTTCTTTAACCCATGCTGCATCTCTGCCAGGAACCTGAGAATAGTGAATTCTAACTGCACACCATCCGTTTTTCTTTTTCTCTGCATCACGGAAAATCTCATAAAATTTACCTTCTGCGCCTTTTGGAGTAGAAATTAAAACAATTTTAGCAGATTTAGAAGACGAGATGGTAGGCATCACTGATTTGAAGAATGGATCTGCAATTTGTGATGCAATATGAGCAAACTCATCAACAAAAAGAAGATTAACAGATTTACCACGAATACCGCTTTCTGATGTAGTTGATACAAATATTTTACTACCATTTACAAGACGAAGATTTTCTTTTGTAAATTCACTAACACCTGCTTTAAGCCAGTTTGGAAGTTCTTCGTATGCAAGTTTAATACGCTCAAGAATTTCCTTAGCTTGATCTTCTTTATTTGCAAGAATAGCCACTTGATAATCTTTTTTGAAAATAACATTCCAAAGACAAACAATTGTCATAAGGGTAGATTTACCAATCTGACGACTTGCACATATAATTGTTCTTTTATTCCTTAAAATATCAAGAATAGCATCTCTTTGTGCATTAAATAATTTAATTTTTTGTCGTCCTTCATCAAGATTAACAATAAAGAAATAATGTTGTGCAAAATAAACAATGTCTTCTTCGCACCTTTTAAATTCAAGTGCTTGGTCTGGGGTATAATCAATTGTAATGTTTACTGGAAGAGATTCATTATTATTGAGATATTTGTCTACTTTTTTAACTGCCATATATAAAACTTATTTACTTTAAACAAAAAATATAAAAATATAGTAAATAACATATATGGAAAACGATTTAGTATCAATTTACGAAAATAATTATCTTCGTGGTTCAGTTCTCGAAGAAAAAAGAGCTGGTAAAGCAGACATTAATAAAAATGGGAAAATCGAAGGGTGGGAAGCTGCCAGAGATAAAGCTATTAAAAATTCAATGGGACATGAAGACGAAGAAGATGAAGATGAAGATGAAACAGCAGAAGAAGCTGTTAAGCGTAAAATGAAAAAATCTAAAAAATCTAAAAAATCTATGAAAAATAAAAAAGAACCTAATCCCGGCGAAATATACGGCGATTCATTCACACATTCCGGTAACATTTTCGAACAAATCCTTCGTGAGATGGACGAAATGAGTGGCGGAAATTTTGGTGCATCTTCTACTGAAGATAATGTTTTTAGTGCAGATGACCAAATGGACGATATGGAAGGAGAAGAAGAATCATTCACTCTTTCAGAACTTAGAAGCATGAGTCTTGGTGAACTCGCAAATCTTCTTGCAGGTGGTGAAGACGAAATGGAAGACGAAATGGAAGGTGAAGGCGAAGACTTTATCCCATCTGAATCTTACGGTTTCACTGGCGGAGAAGGTAATTACAAGGGCGACCAAGGTAATTATGATGGCAAAGCTCAACGTGCAAAACCAACAACTTTAGTAAAACCTAATGGCGACTCTGATTTTGGCGACCAAGACACAGGTTATGATCCAGATGACACAGAAGGTTCAGAAGGTTCACATCTTGGTGATCAAGGCGACTATGACGGTAAAGCAAAGAAACAAGCTCCAACCACTCATGTAAAAGCTAATGGCGATGCTAATTTTTCCAAAGCAAATACAGGAATCAAAACCAGCAGTGGTAAGAAACCTAAGAATTATTTCTAATATAAAAATTAAAAACTAATAAAAAGGTCTAGAGAAATCTAGACCTTTTTTGTTTTTTAACATAAATACATTTATGCCTTATTATATTCCTAATCTTGTTTCCAAAACTACATGTATAGGAAATACTCTTTCAACATTTAATACAAGTTTTTCAAATTTAGATACAAGATTATTTCAACTTTCTGCATACTCTGTTAATTCTGTAAACTTTTTAAGTTCAACAATGATTAGTGTTAGCTCTGTATTAAATAGCCGAGTTAATTTCTTAAGCTCAACAATGATTTCGGTTAGCAGTGATTTAAGAACACAGATTTTTACCACATCCAGTGATTTAAGAACACAGATTTTTACCACATCCAGTGATTTAAGAACACA